ACTTGCGCGCCCGGTAACAACCAAACCATCGCGGATGTTCTGCAGATAGAACGCAACCGCGGCCGCATTGTTTTGTACGATTACAGCGCCGCACCTTTAAAGGGTCCGTTGGGAATCATCGCCCAGCGTGCCGCGGGGTGGGATGTAACGCATAGCGTTAAACCTGATGGTGCTACACCCTGCACGGATGCAATCGCAGCTATTAGGGCGGGATTTAGAGTTGCCATACCCGTGGCGATGCGAGACGGCGATGCAATACCGCCTAGCCTGTCAATAACTACGGCAGACGACAGCGTGATTGTTCCCACTATTAACGGTGACACTAACGACCATAGATGGTCTAACCCTGGGCGAACCGCGGTAGTTTTGCGTTACAAAATAGCGCGCGGCGCTGACCCTGCGAACGTTGCTAGATTCGCAATCGCGCGCGCCGGCACCGTACAGCTTAACGATGGGATCATAGGGTGGGCGGCTTAACAAGCCGCCAATAATTACAATAGGCTGAATTAACTAGAGGCCCCTACAGTTCAGCTACTGTAGGGGCTTTAAGTGTACAGAGAGAAAATTCGCTAATTAACACTAACTATTTTGCACTAAATATTAACAACGCTAGCGTTGTATAAATATTTTTTATATAAGCAATTTCGATCAGTAACAAAACTTTACATAACAATACCATTATATCAGGAATCCTTATATAAGCAATGCTGATGCAGAGCAGTAGTACGGGTGTATTAGGGTTGAGGTGTCGGGGTTACCCCTTCCAAATGCGACCAATTTTTTCATCGAGTTTTTCATTTCGCAAGCTACTACAATTCTTAATAATCACAGTTTATTAACATTACAAGTATTTACTCGCACCTTCGTAAAATACTTGCACCTTCGTAAATTCAATGGCGACTGACCGAACAATCGCGCCTTTACGAGCCTTGTGAGGTCACTACAGTTCGATCATCGCACTTTCTTTTCCATCGTCTTGGACGCATCGCGAAGGTAGCTCCCAAAGAGCGTAAATCATTGCGTCCTTCTTCTTCTTTTATCGTATAAATTAATATGTTTCAGCGTGGTGCGAGCAAGGTACTATATCAGCGGTTTTTGATACTTTTGCAAAGAAGTATTTAATGGTTAATTAAGAAGGAGCCTTGTGAATATAGTCGCTGGGGCTCTGCTCGTAAGGCTCCTTAGCAAAAGGATGATAAAGAAGCAGAGCCGCTTGGGAAGTACGCCTTGGGGGCTCCTTTTCGTAGCGGCTAGCAGATGCAACTTACTGCTACATGCTGCGTAGACCTTGTAATGAACTTAAGCATGAGCAAGGTCTTTACCTATCGTATATCGCAGTCTCATTAAAATCATTAGGCCCATCAAGAAAACCTAGTGTTTTCGAGCAAAAAGCTGAATATCTACATATTCTTTTAAGATTTGAGTAGGTTTTGCGTTTTTGCGCTTATGTTCTATGATTAGTCATGACTTATTACGAACCAGAGGAAACAGTTATTGTCGTCACACAACGATGGCAATTAAAAGTAGGGGCTAGCCGTTATTTCAAGCAAGCAATTGCTGAATTACGTGAGCGGTTACAACCAATCAATCCTTGTCTATGGAAAGCTTCTGGTGCAAAATATAATGGTTACCAAGCCGATTTAATTGATTTTACCATTGATCAAGCGCTTGACTTTAAGCCTGGAGCCTCCTATCCTGACTGGTAACCATTTCTTTTGTTTCCATGACATCTTCGCAATTCTTGAAACTTGTGACAAAATATGTGTTTGATGATCCTGATACATTCACTGCATTAAGGAACCGTTTTAAAATGTGCGAACATGCGCAAAGCAAATCTGTTGCAGCAGCATTTGGTTATTTAATTGCCATTGACGAAATGAATCAAGCGCAGCAATCGATATGGAAAACAGTATTTGATTTAATTGATAATATGGAAAATGATGCGCATGATACGACGCTATTGGTATTTCAAGCAATTCATCAGTGGATAGAAAAAGAAATAGATGCTAAAGGCTATCCTGAGCACGATGATGTACGTGGCATTCTGTATGATATGTTTGCCGATTTCATTGAACCAACAGCAGAAGAAGACGATGAAATCATGTTGAAGCGGCCTGTTAAGTGGCTAGACTAGGCAGTGTTCTCATTACAGCCCGCCGAGTGCGGGCTTCGTCGTCTCATGAAGCTGAAAGAAAATGCAAAGTGTGAAAAGATTGCTCGCACAGGAAGGGTAGAAAGCTGGTTAGAGAGCCCTGAAGGCCGTTTGCCAGTGAGTTGCACCGTATTCGTGGTAGAAGATGCTATGGAAGGCCCCAATGGCATTGAGCAGTCTTGGAGGTTTGTATCCCATGGGCTGCGAAATGGTGCTGGCGTTGCCGTACACCTATCGAAGCTACGTGGTAAAGGTGATGAAAATGGTAAAGGCTTAGTATCAAGTGGTCCTGTGAGCTTTGGTAAAATTTATTCAACACTGAACGAAATCTTACGTAGGGGCGGATTATATAAAAATGGTGCAGTAGTACTACATTTGGATTACAATCATCCTGATGCCATTGATTTTATAACTGCTACCAGGCAAGAATTACCATGGGTAAAACGTTGTCTAAATGTAGACAATGATTTCTTGGTAAATTCATCTCCTGAATTGATTGATGCTGCATTACAAAAGATTAGTTCTGGTGATCTTTGGTTAAACAAAATACGTTATGACGAAGATGGAAACCGCATTTATGCTAACGTTTGTCTAGAAGTGTATTTACCCCATCGTGGTACTTGCTTGCTGCAGCATGTAAATATGGGCGCTTGCGAAATTAATGAAATTAGAACAACATTTGTCGATGGTATGGAACAATTATGCCAATTGCATTCCACCACTCAAGTTGATAGTACTGGCGAATACCTTTCTCCCGCGAAAGATCGACAAGTTGGCCTTGGAATGATTGGTTTAGCTAATTTCTTAGCTGCTCAGCAAGTATCGTATAAAGATCTTGGTGATGCATTAACAGCATGGCTAAATAAAGATTTATTACCATGGGCTGATGTATGGCGTGATACAACAGCAGGTAAAATTGTAATTGAACTATCGGCTGCAATTACAGATGCTTCTTTAATGGCACAATGCTATTTAATGGATCGTGCTTTTGCTATCGCTCCTACTGCTTCATGTTCTTATCGTTATTTGGATACATTAGGTTTCACTGCTGCACCAGAAATCGCTCCCCCCATTGCTCGTCTTGTTGATAGAGATAGTGGCACATTTGGTGTAGAAAGTTTTGATTATGGTAATGTTGAAACTGCTGAAGAAGTTGGCTGGGAGAATTATTGTAAAGTGGTAAATGGCATTGTTACTTTATATGAATATTCAGGATTATTTCATGGTTATAGCTTCAATAGCTGGAGCGACATGGTGGCTTATGATCGTGATTTCTTGGCAAATTGGCTAGAATCATCACAGACCAGTTTGTACTATTCTTTGCAAGTCCTTTCGGACACGCAACGGAAAGATGATGCCTATGCGGCATTAGATGACGATTTCAAGGATATGTTTGGTTTGAATGATTCAAGCGATGAAAATGAAGCAATTGTTTCATTAGAAAAGGTTACTAATTTTTGTAGTAGTTGCGCCGAATAATTCTCTTTCCCATTGTTAATTTTATCCTTTTCGCTGAAAACAAATGACGACTACAATTCGCAGTCCCTATCTGCAAATGATTGCTAAGAAGCGCTCGTGGCAAGCCACGCCAGTAGATGATGCACCAGTTAAGAAAGGAGCTGAAGCTACCTTGTATAAAGCGCTTGCTTTAAGGCATATTGAACTGCCTGTGAAGGATTTACTGGAGCAAGGCTTACAGCGTGATTTACCATCTACGCCTGGAATCATAGAAGCATTACATTCAAACCAAAAAGACGAAGAACGTCATGATGAAGCATTGAATTATGTAGCGCAAGCTTATGGCACTAATGCTAAAGCTGAAAGTGAAGTAATGAATATTTTAAAAGTATGGATGGAACATCCCGCCCATCCAATTCATAAAGTTGCAATTATAGAACGTTCCGTTTTCTTTGTTGCATTACCATTTTTTCGTTTTAATGGTAATATTGGCATGAGAACAGTATCAGCCGATATCTCAAGAGATGAGCAAATCCACTGTGGGGTGCATGGACTTGTTGCCAAGGAATTAAATGAAAAAGACTCAGAAAGCCTAAATAAACTTCGTGCTGCTACAGCAGCATGGTTATTTGAAGATCTAGGAAAAAGCGATGATAAATGGTTAGATAAGGATGCTTGGATGGATCGTTCAAAGCGTTTGTTCTGGGAAGGTAAAGCTCCTGATATGGCAGAATCTCGCGCTAGCAGGATGATTAGTTTTTTCGAAAGTTCAAACGTAAATCTTCCAAGCTACGGCGCAGCGTAATATATTACTTAGGGGAAGCTGAGCAGCGCTAGGCAGATAGCCTAGAAGAGACGAGGGCAGTTCTCGTTATTCCCCCTTCAGGCTACAGCGGTATAAAGTGCTGCAAGAAAATTATCAAAAGTTGTGAAGCAGGATTAGAACGCAATAGTTCTTTAGCCCGTGCGGCGGGCATCCCACTTACAAAAATAACAAAGGGTCTTCAGTTCTTTGCTATTCCTATTTAACGACCAGCAGCGATGAGATACTGGTCACCAGTGGCCACTGGGCTCTGCAGAAGCTCCTAAAGTTTAACAGCGTTCACTCCAATACACTGCTGCACCTTGTAGGAATAATTGCTTATTTCTTAGTCGTGCTAAATGCAATGGCACAATTTCTTCATAACGCTTGCCATTTAATGAATACAACAAGCAAATCATGGCTATATGTTGTAAGAACATTGGTTTTCGCTTAATGCGTCGTATTCTTCTATGCGCCAATCATAGATCATGCTTGCTAAAGCTATCTCCTTACTATTTCCAGCCCATCGCTTTCCTGCTTCTTCCATTATGTATGCAGCTTCTATTGCAGCATCAAATGCTTTTTCCGCAGCTTTTGACAGGACCATGATAAAGCAGCATGAATAAATATTCTATTCTTTTTGCTTTGCTAAATGTTCGTTTTTTAGCATTTGTTGAAATTTTTTGAGACGAGGCAATAAAGAAGGCTGATAGAAATGATCAGCAGCAAGAAGTTGGAGAGCAGTTTGTCTATTGGCTTCAAGAATTGCAACCAGATATGATGCTTCTTTAAAGGAAAGTTCAAAATTTGTCATTTTTCATGAAATGGGATAAAAGTAAATTCTTGAAAATTCTAATGGCAATCAGCGAATTAAACTTTCCAGCCAATTTAAGTCATCATCTTTGGAAGCTTCAAGGATTGCAGCAGCTAAAGCAAAGCAATAGTCATCCACACCAATTTCTTTACCACCAGTTACTGACCATTGACCACTTTGCCGATAAAGAACATTTAAATTTTTAAGTTGTCTAATAGCTTGCGTGTGCGGATATATATCAACAAGGCCAGCATTGAATAATTCTTTCATCTTACTGAAAGCTTTCATCTTGGTACTTACAGACCAGGTAAGTTCTCGAATCGGGAAATCAGTAGATAAACTTTGAATGGTAGCTGAACTATTGAACTGGTCAAGCACGATACTATCAAATTGGTAAGTTTTATGGTGTTCACGTATCCAATCTTCTACAGCTTGAATAGAAACTTCTTTTTTACCATTGATCTCGAAATCCGCAGCAAATGCATGGAATTTATCTACAATTAAAGTAGCGTGATCGAAATGTACAATACAAGCAATATATTCATCTCGCCCAACACCACCACGAGCAGGGTCAAGTGCTAATACATATTTTCCCATAAATTCTCTCGATGGTAATAAAATATTTCTATCTTTATTAATTGCAGCATCTATAACTTCAGTTGCTAATAGTGAAGACTTATTGCCTCTAAATCTTGCACCATATTCTGTCCAGAACTTATCTTCATCTCGCTTCTGTTCTGCTTCAAGGAAAGGACACCCCCATGGAAGATTAGGATTTATTTCCCATGTTGGAATGTTTTTTGCTTGCATAAATGGAAAATCACCACTCTCTGCTTCTTTGAAATGCTCGTAAAATAATCCATCAGTGAGCCAAGGGGATGATAATTCTAAGATGCGACCATGACTACCAAATTGAGCAATGGAAGGCGAAAGGGCTTGGTAGATAGCTTTTGCGCCTCTATTGGCATCTCCTTCAAGCTGAAAAGCAAGCTCATCAAATATACACATTACTACCGCTTTACCACGAGAAGCACGAGCAGAAGCAGGAATTGCTTGGAATACACAACCATTGCTAATTTCAATTTCCGTTGCAGTTTCCCTAGTGATTTCACCACCAAGAGGGCTATCTAATATTAATTGACGGATATTATTTAAAGAAATCTTTGATTGTTGTTGGTCGTTTGCAATAGTAACAATATACCACTTTTCGTTTTTTCGCACTTTATTTTTGTAATAACTTTCTAATACAAAGCAAGCATATGCTGCTGCAATAGAAGCCATAAGTGTTTTTCCTGCTCTTCGGCCAAGCGCCCATACTGCATGAGTTTTACCACCACCAAAATATTCATTTAATATTTGTTGCTGTTTTGGCCACAGCTCTGTTTTCAGTACGTGCTTAGAAAATTCAGCGCAGGTTAATCTTGCCATGTAAGAGTATCAAGAGGAGACAATTGCTCTTTAGGCACAAAATAAGCAGGACGACCGCGAGCAGGATCAGCCCAATATTCATCTTTCATTGCGTCTTTGCCATAGCACCACCCATGAATAAAAGTGGTTTTATCTTCAATGGTGACTAAAACAAATTTTTTCCGAGGATCCTCGTTTTTCTGGACAATTAAATCATACTTATGTTTAGAACGTGTTTTCACATCGATGCCAGGGAGATCATCGCTGCCACGTTTTGCTTTGGTTTCTTTGTATAAATGCTGCTTAATGCCAAGATGAGAAGCTACTGCCATTTCACCTGCAGCACCTAATAAGTGAATGTCTAGCGCTTTGCTGCCTTTCCATGCTCCACCATTACGCCCACGAAGCCCTTGGGTTTCATTGGTGCCTTGTCGCCTTGTGCCCTCTGCCATTGCAAGTGTTTTCTCGTCTTCTGAAAATACAAACTGAATGGGAGTGGGCATAAAGAAAAACAAATCAATATTATCTTAGCCACTGTTAAGATAAAGGGAACACACTAAGCCGTAAATGTCAAACGAAACTGTTGATTTAGGACACAATGGTGACAATTTCTTTAGGGCTGATGGTTTGGTGAATGCTTTAACGGGCATGGGCACGGGAAGAGATAAAAGCCAGTACACCAATTCCACCCCCATCGTCTTCCTTACCCAAGAAGAATTAGAGAATCTTTATAGCGAATGGATTCCTAAACGTATCGTCGATATTGTGGCAGAACAATCCACCAGGAAAGGGTTCAAGGTTTTGTTTGGTGGTGAAGGTGCAGCAGCAAAAGAAGTGGCTGGCATCGAACAAATAATAGAAGACCTGTATATCCTTGAAAATCTGGGCTTGGCCTCCAAGAATGCAAGGTTATTTGGCGGCTCAGTGATTTTGCTTTATATCGACGATGGTAGGTCAGCGGATCAGCCAGTTGATTATCGCAATATTCGTGCTGTAGAAGGCATGGAAGTATTAGATCGCTGGCAGATTGCACCAGTAATCAATGAAGATAGTCTATATGATTATTCAAAAGCAACTTATTATCAAATTATTTCTGGTGATCTTATTAGGCAACCACAATTAATCAAAATTCATAAAGATAGAGTGTTACGTTTTGATGGTGAATGGTTACCATATCGCATTAGACAAAGAAACTATGGGTGGGGGATGAGTACACTGCAAAGTGTATATGATAGCTTTCGGTTTTACTCCACTGGTATTAGCTCAGCGGCAACATTATTAACGGAGTTTGATATTTTTGTACATAAACTGCGCGGCCTTTCTTCTATGCTGGCTGCTGGTAAAGAAAACGATGTAAGAGATCGTTTAGTGCTAAATGATATGAGCAAAAGCATCTATCGTGGTTATGCGATTGATGCAGAAAAAGAAGAACTTGAATTTATTAGCAGGAATTTTGGTGGTGTTGGTGAAATATTAGAAAAGCTTCGCATTGATATTATTGGAGCATCACAAATACCACATACAATTTTATTTGGCGAAAGCCCTGGTGGTCTTGGTTCTACTGGCCGCAGTGAGGAACGTGACTTTGCAAAACATCTTGGTGATTACCAATCCACGCATTACAAGAGATCATTACAGCATCTAATGAAAATTTTAATGCTGAGTAAAGAAGGTCCAACAAATGGCAGATTGCCTGAATCATGGCGGATTAAATTTAATGATCTATTTGAATTAAATGAACGCGAAAAAGCTGATGTTAGAGCGCGTGTAGCTGCTGTTGATGGTCGCTATATACAGCTAGGGGTGCTTCATCCGAAAGAAGTGGCAGATGCTCGTTATGGCGGCTCTGAATGGTCGATGGAACTCACTCTCGACCCATCGCTTCCTCGTGAGCTTCCGGCCCAGCCGGGAAGTGGTGCAAGTCAGCAGGAAAGTGGCAAGCCTGCAGTTCCAGTTGGTGGTCGTGATCCATTAGATGAAGAGAATGGCACCTTGCCGATGGATGGCAGTCGTGAAGTGGAAGATGCTGCTGGCTTATTTCTTCCTGGTGATTTAGAAGAAGTGCGTGGTGATGTTAAATTTACTGATGCAGCTCTTCATAGCCGTGCCGTAGCAGCAGCAAAAGCGAAATTTAAAGTATGGCCATCAGCTTATGCCAGTGGTTATGTAGTGCAACAGTACAAACGCATGTACAAGGAGAAGCATGGTTCTACTAGTGGTGCATTTAAAGGTGACGATGGTGAAATCAATGAAGATGATCTTGGGCAATGGTTTAAAGAAGGATGGGTAAGGATTGGTGCCAATGGTGAAATAATGGGACCATGTGGTGGACGCGAAGAAAAGGAAGGCAAGCCAAAATGCCTCCCTAAAGCAAAAGTACAATCTTTATCAAAGGAAGAGCGTCAAACAATTGTGGCCCGTAAGCGTAAAGCTGACCCCGATCCTGATCGCAAAGGACCGGCAAAAATGGTTAGCAGCAAAGTGGATGCCAAAGAACCAGCCGCACATTCATATGCCACTAAGGAAGAAGCTTTAGCAACAGCAAAGAAAATTGGTTGTAATGGCTTCCATCAAGAAGAAGGCGAAGATGGTCCGATATTTATGCCGTGTTCTACGCATTCAATATTCCTTGAAAAGCATGAAGAATTTCTAGCAACTAAAGAAGATGCAATCACTCCAGTAAAAGCTGAAGGGGTGATGTTGGCTGGTATTGACGAAGCGGCTTTCATTTCAGACGAAGACATTGAAAAGGCAATGCAACAATGGAAAGAAGAAGCACCAGCTAAATTTAAAGAATTGTTGGAAGCTGATAATGTTGAATGATTTAGCTGCTTTCAGTAATGCCATAATGTCCACCAGGATGGACGCTGAGTGGTCTTATGATCGTAAAGTTGGACGTTACAGAAACGAAAAGGGGCAATTCTTAAGCAAAAAAGCAGTTGGTGCTATTGTTGATGGTCGCATCAGCAAGCTTGAGCAACAGCTAAAAAGCTTCACAGAAAAGCTCGTTAATGGTTCTATAACCTTGGAGCAATGGCAAGGCAGTGTCCGTGAAGCAATTAAAATCGCTCATATACAAGTTGCCACTATCGGCTATGGCGGTAAAGCTGAAATGGGACGTAGTGAATATGGCCGTATTGGTCAACGCCTACGTTCTGAATACACCTATCTGCAAGGCTTTGCTCGTGATTTAATTGATGGTCGCATTTCAGCACCAATGGCAATGGCACGTATTGGCTTGTATGCACAAAGCGCTCGTGGTTCGTATTGGCAAGGCACTGAGATGAAGGAGCAGCAACGAGGCTTCTCGATGATGCGGCGAGTGTTAGATGATCAAGCAGTGCATTGTGGGGATTGCATTGGTTATGCAGCTCGTGGGATGGTTTCTATTGGTAGCTTGCCTATGCCTGGTGTTCGTTGCGAATGTGGTGCCAGATGTAAATGCAGCGTTGTTTATTATCGCGGCCAAGCGCAAGTGGTCCCTGTTTGATTTCGCCATTATTATTAGGCAAGATTGATTTTTCTTGTGGCAAAAATTCTTTACTGTGGCGATGCTTTCGTCCAGACAGGTTTCGGTCGAGTGGCGGCACATCTACTGCCAATACTAGCAAAAGAGCATGATGTGCATGTTTTAGCCGTTAATTACTGGGGCGATTACTCCCCTGAAGCACGAAATTACAAAGTGTATCCTGCTGGTATTCATGGCAGCGATCCATTCGGTGCTCATCGTATTGCTTCTATTGTTGATCAAGTGAAGCCTGATTTAATTTGGGCGACAAATGATTTTTGGGTAAATTTAAATTTATGGGAAGCGGTGAAACCATTAAAAGAAAACTTGGACTTTAAATTTTATTCGTATAGCCCCATTGATTCTTATGGCATTTTCCCTGAAACCATGAAAATGGCTGTGGACTGGGATGGCTTTGGTGTGTACACAGAATTTGGTGCAGAAGAAGTTCGCAAGGCTGGTTATGAGTCAACTATAGATATTATCCCTCATGGCGTAGACAGATCTTTATTTTTCCCCATTGATCAGAATGAATGCAGACGCGAGCTTGGTGTGCCAGAAGATATATTTATTGTATTCAATGGTAATAGGAATCAACCACGCAAACGTATTGATATTACAATCAAAAGCTTTATTGAATTTGCTAAAGATAAGCCAGATGCTCGATTGTGGTTGAATATGGGGAATAAAGACTTGGGCTGGGATTTGATACCATTATTCAAACGAATAGCTCGCGATGAAGGTTACGATCCTAAGCAAAAGCTTATCCTTGTTGGCCCCAGTTACGATACAAACAATTGCCTTCCCATTGAAAAATTAAACAAAGTATATAACGCTTGCGATGTTGGTATTAATACTTGCATGGGCGAAGGCTGGGGGCTTGTGAACTTTGAACACGCAGCTACGGGGAAAGCGCAAGTGGTTCCTGATCATACAAGCCTGAAAGAGATTTTTTACAATGTGCCACGTATGGATATTGAAAGCTGGGAAGTAGACAGGCACTATGGTTTAGATAGAGGCATCCCATCAGCAAGTCATGGCGCGGAGCTGCTTTCCTATTATTACGATAATCGTGATGCGTTAAAAAAAGATGCTGATTGGTGTTATGAACGAGCTTGTGAGCCAGCATTTGAATGGGATAACATTGGGAAGCAATTACTTTCTATTGTGAACCGCACCTTGAATAGTCAACCACCATCGACCTTTAAAGGTTTTGGCACTCCTGCTCGGATTAATTAATCATGAACGTTTCTCAAATCTTTCTTTCCGATAGCGACGCAGAGTTATCACCATTCCTGAAACATGCCACTGGCACGGTGCAAGGTGCATTTCCTGGTGCTGATTATCAATTGTATAACAAAGAAACATTACGCAATTTTATTAATGAAAATTATGGAGAAAGCGTGGTGTCAGCTTATGATTGCTTGAAGCCATATTCATATAAAGCGGATTTGGGAAGATTTTGCTTGCTTAATAAACTTGGAGGGTGGTACTTAGATATTGGCGTAAGAATGGTTAATCCAGTGGAAGTAGGTGAACGCATTGATTTCTTAGCATTTAGAGATATTCAACGATTTAGCTTTACTTCATGGGCTTGTGCTACTACTGTTCTTTACTCCAAGCCTGATAACACGGCCTTGCAATTTGCCATTGAAATGATTGTTAATAATTGCAAAAATAAATATTATGGCATCACGCCATTGTGCCCTACTGGACCATCGTTGCTGGGCGCCGCCTTAGCTGCTAATGGTGGCGAAACTAATTTTGTTTATGGTGATTACTTAGAACTCACACCTACGCACGAGCAAAAAAATAGAGCCTTTGTTCTTCCTGATGGCACGATCATGGCATGGAGCAAGCCTTCTGGCGGTGGCGACTTAACTGGAATTGGGGCTAAGGGCGTTAATAACTACAATAAACTATGGGCGGCGAGAGACGTATATGCAACCGTCTGATTGCGCCATCTACGCAGTATGTATTCCCGGTAAGACGGTGCGCTATTCGTCTCGTGCTCCATTGATTCCCATTATGGGCGGAGCATATAAAATACTTGAAGGAGAACGCGAAGACTTGCGTCAGCAAGGTTATGTTTTTGATGACGAAGAACAATCATTTCTTTCCCCATTAAACCCCTGCATTGGTGAACTGTCGTGCATTCAATGGATAGTCAATAATGCTCAGCAGGCGAACATTGGCAATGCACAGTATCGGCGCAATTGGGTTGAGCCAAGCAACGAGTGGTATGACGAAAACACGTTGTACGTTCCAGAATTTGCAACATTTAGTTGTAGTCTTGAGCAGCAATTTTATAGTGGGCATTCGGCATTTGATGCGCCGTCAATTACCAAGGCACTGGCTGATACGGGGCAATGGCTATTCTCTCGCGAAGAGATGGATAAAATTTGGCAGCAGAATTTATTTATTGGTTGCAACATGGCGCGTGGACCACGCAGTCAATACCAAGAGTTTATGACTACTATTTTAGATGCATTGACGCCAATTTGGGAGGAAAACAAAGAATCTTTATTAAAAATTGAAGGCTATGACAAAAGGGCCATTGCCTTTATTGCAGAACGGCTGATTACAGGCATGGTATTGTATCGGGATAGACTTTTCCCTGGCATGAACATTGCCACCGCTCCCATTGGATTCATTAATTAATCATGGCTCATAAAGAACAATCGGACTACATTAATTCTCTCAAGGCTAAATTTCCTCTTGCTTTTAGCGGAGAAAGAACTTTAGAAATAGGAAGCTTGAATATCAATGGTACAGTGCGAAATGCCTTCACTTCCAGTGAATATGTGGGCGTAGATGTGGGCAGTGGTCCAGGAGTGGATGTTGTTATTAGCGGGCACGAATATGACAGCGACAAGTTGTTTGATTGCTGTATATCCTGTGAGTGCTTTGAGCACAATCCTTTCTGGAAAGAAACTTTCCTAAACATGGTTCGCCTTTGCGCAAGCGGAGGGCTCGTGATATTTACCTGTGCTACCACTGGACGCCCTGAACACGGCACTGAACGCTCAACACCACAAGACAGTCCTTTGACTATTGCAAAAGGCTGGAGCTACTACTTAAATTTGACGGAAGAAGATTTTGGCTTCATAGATTTTTCTTCTATTTTTATTGAGCATCAATTCAGCGTGAACACTCAATCTTGTGATTTGTATTTTTATGGAGTGAAAGCTTAGACTAAGAAAAAACAGTAATGACTAAAAAAGAAAAGCAAGCCAAAATTGCTTCTGTAATGAAAGAATTTGGAGCCGGTACGCTTAAAAGCAGCAGCGGTGAATTAGTGAAGAATGGTCGTCAAGCATTAGCAATTGCATTAAGTGAGGCAGGTGTGCCTATAAAGCAAAAAGATGCAAGCGAAGCATATTTAAGGGCTTATGTGGAAACGTTTCAAGAGGATCGAGGAGATGCTGAATCTTTTTCCCCGCCATCGTCTATGCAAGCCGCAGCGCGTCGTGGGCTAGAACTACGCAAGAAGTATGGCAAAGGAGGTTTAACCACGCAGGAAGCCGGTGAGCAAGGCATTGGTAGTGGAGTGGCGAGAGCCACGAGCCTGGCTAATGGTCAGTCGATAAGTTATGAAATAGTTAAGCGCATGGCTGCGTTTTTCTCAAGGCACGAGAAGAATAAGAGCGGCGGTGAAGATGATGCTGGTTACATAGCTTGGCAGTTATGGGGCGGAGATGCAGGTAGGTCATGGGCGAATCGCATCATTAAGATGGTAGAAAGCCGTCAATCAAAACCATGAGCGAATACGTCCGCGTCATTGAAGAAGAAGATGAAGGCATTGGCACGATGAAGGCATTGGCTATCCTTTCAGCCAACGAGCATCGCAGTACCACTCATTGGCGTTTAATTGAAGAGCAGCATTTTAAAAATGGCCGTTTAGACGAAACACACATTTTCGTCAAAAGCTCTTACGACAAACCTGATGAGCATTTTGAAGAAAGCAAATTCTTAGTTTTTGAAGCCGAAGCAATAGCTAAAGCTTATGTGATGGCAGGCATTGAGGATCAATTGGCTGAATTGCGTGATGACGATGAAGATGATGACTAACTAGCAGTGGCTGATACCACAAAAGTGGGATAGCCAAGCAGGTACAGAATAGAAAGTTGAAATACTGAGCTAAGTGTACGAATTTGAGCGCAATCAGGAGATATCGCTCCTCGTTCCATGCGTGAAATAGTAGTTTGATCGCAATGTAAAATCTGTGCAATATCTTGTTGTGACATGCCAGAATTTAATCGCGCTTCTTTCATGCGATTGCCAATTACTTGCCTACTTTCCTGAATAGTAATATTTGGTGCTTTTAGTCGAGTGGTAAGCCTGCGATGTTGAATGTGTTGCATTTTCAGGCAGTATATACTAAGTTAGTCTATCTTATAGTGAATTCTTTGATATAGTATTGATATGAGCGACACTTGCTTCCGTTACGATGTAGCGCCGATTGACAAGTATGAGCTAACCCCTGAAGGTTATCTTCGTGCTTGGGCAACCATCGCTCGCACTGGTGTACAACAGTACACTGATGCTGATGGTTCAATTCGTCGTGAGTATCGCCCGGAGGCAGAGGTGGCCTCTCCTATTAGCTTGGCCTCGTTTGCGGGCAAAGCAATTACTCTTGAACATCCATCAGTTCTTTTAGATAGTTCCAACACAAAGGACTATCAAATTGGCTTCACTAGCACTGAAGTGGTTTATGACAACGGCTTTGTTCGTGCAGTTATGACAATCACTGATAAGGATGCTATTGAACGCATTATGCGTGGTGATGCAAAGGAGGTCAGCGCTGGTTATCGTGTCAATTATGAGGCGATTCCTGGTGTGACTGATAGTGGTGAAAATTACGATGGCATCCAAAAAGATATCAACGGAAATCACATTGCTGTTGTTCGCCGGGGCAGGGCTGGCCCGCAAGTGAAGCTACATCTAGATCGTCTAGATGCTGCCGATCCTTCTTTATTTACTCCCATTGAGGAACCATCTATGACTGCAAAAGTCAATTTTGATGGCGCTGAGTTTGAGGTGACTGAGAGCGTAGCGCTAGCGATCACTAAAGAACGAGATGACGCCAAAATGTCCTACGCGGACATGAAGAAAAAGTACGATGGCATGATGGCAGAAGCTTCCAAAATGAAGGAAGAAATGGATGCCATG